GACAAACTTTCCGAAGCCGTTGTTAGCTTGGCTCGTATGGAGGAGCGCATCATAACGCTCTTTAACCGTATGGATACATACGATGCACGTCAGTTAAATATGGAAGACCGTATGGCTGATGTAGAAAAAGTGACTATTAGCCGTGGTGCTGTGTTTAGGCTGGTAGATAAGCTCATTTGGATTGTTGTCGGTTTAGTGACGGCTGTCGTGATTGAGGGTGTCTTAAAGCGTTAAATGGAGTTCTAATGAGCGACAGAATCAAAGATGTTGACTTTATAGAAGCATGGAATCAACTTAAATCAGCATCAGCAGTCAGCAAAAAACTCAAACTAGAAGTCAGAGGTGTTTACCTTAGACGCAGAAGGATTGAGAACAAATACAAGATACGTTTAGTTGCAGACCACTCTGAAGCTGCCGATTATTACGTTCGTGACTACATGAGTCGCATGGATGTAGACATCGACAATGCCACCATCTTTGTAGCAAGTGACGCACATTACTGGCCCGATGAAGTATCTACAGCCCACCAAGCGTTAGTCAAACTTGTTAAAAAACACAAGCCTGAAATTATCATAATGAATGGCGATGCTGTGGATGGCGCATCAATCTCACGCTACCCTAAAGCATCTTGGTCAACTGTTAAGATGCCAACCGTTAAGGAAGAGCTAGAAGCTGTTGCAGATAGACTGAACGAGATAGAGAAAGTTGCAGGTAACGCTAAACTTATTTTTACGCTCGGTAATCACGATATGCGGTTCGAGTCTAAGTTAGCTAACCTTGCACCTGAGTATGAAGGATTGCAAGGCTTTTCGCTGAAAGACCATTTCCCACGTTGGCTATTCTGTATGTCAGTTATGGTCAACCGTAACTTGATGATAAAACACCGTTATAACAACGGACTACATGCAACTTACAACAATGCTTTGAAGTCTGGCACTTCAATCGTGACGGGTCATTTACATCGCCTACAAGCCACCATTTTGTCGGACTATAACGGTACTCGCTGGGGGGTGGATACTGGCACACTTGCCGAGACAGATGGCGATCATATGGGGTATGGTGAAGATAACCCTAAAAACCATTGCTCAGGATTCGCTGTGTTGTCTATTCGCAACGGTAGGTTAATTCAACCTGAGTTCTGTGCCGTACTTGATGACATTGCTTACTTTCGAGGTCAACCTGTATGACTTTAGTCCCTGATGTTAAAGATTGGTCTAAGTGGTGGTCTATTCGGTTATCTATAATCGGTGGCTCGTTATTAACTTTTTTGGAGTTATTTCCCCATCATGTCGCTATTGTCATCAATTCTCTCCCGACTCTCGTTACCGAAAACGTTGGAAGCGAAGTCCTCAAAGTCATTGGAATCATCTGCATCTGTGCAAGCCCAATTGCCAGAGTCATTAAACAATCAAAACTTGATAGCCAAAGCGACCAAGCAGATCAAGAGGCATGAGGGTTTCGTTAGTAACGCTTATAAAGACTCACTTGGTTATTTAACTATTGGATATGGTCGCTTGATTGACAAATCCAAAGGTGGTGGCATTAGTGAGACAGAAGCAGAATACTTATTGGCTAACGATGTTAATGGTGTCTACGAGGCGCTCAATCGCTCTATACCGAGTTTTAAGCGATTAAATGATGCAAGGCAAGGTGTTCTATTAAACATGGCATTTCAAATGGGCGTGCATGGTCTGTTGCAGTTTAAGAGCACCTTAAACCTAATTGAGCTTGGTGACTATGATGCCGCTGCTGAAAATATGCTTAAATCATTGTGGGCAAGCCAAACACCTAACCGAGCAAAAGAGATGGCAACGCAGATGAGGACAGGACAATGGCAATCTGGTTAAGGTTCAAAGGCTACCTGATTGCTTTGGCTGGAGCTTTATTAGGCGTTCTCGCTATTTATTTAACGGGTCGTAAGCAAGGGTATGACTCTGCTGAAAATGCTATGAGAGAGGCTGATAATGCACAAGCAAGGAAGATTGAGGATATTGCAGACCGTGTTCGCAGGGCTGATGGTGATAACGCTACCGCTATTGAACGGCTGCGGGTCGCTAAAAGGCTCAGAGACCTCTAGGACGATTTGCAGAGAGTTGGAAAGGGACTTGCCTACCTATAGCGTCAAAGACACGCCACAGACCCTAGAATCAGGCGCCAAGTTTATTGAACTGTTTAACGCTGTGTGTGGTGTGGCGAATCCTCGATAAAGCACGATTTTTGAGAATAAATAACCATTGGGTCGCTAATTCCCAACGATTCGCCACATGTAAAAAAGTATATTAGTCGCTATTAGGTTGTACCAAACTAGCTTCTACCATTGCATCAGCAAGTTCGTAAGCCGCAAACGCAATATCGCTACACTTTTCGTGAAATTCAGTCTCTTCTTGAAATAAATTGATCATTTCAGAATATACCGATGGCAACACTTTTGCAGCGAAATAATCACGAAGCGTTATGGTAGTCATGTTTAAATCCTCTTTGCTACTTTTAAGTGTTAATAATTGTGGCGTAAATTGATGCTCAATCAACTGTGAACACGGGTAACATAACTCGCAAGTCATGAGCAACGAGGTGGTTTTACAACCTTTAGATAGGCATTTCATTTAATAATCATCCTCATAGATTCAAATAGCCACCCGATACTTTTGCGATGTGCTTCTTCCCACATCTCTACTCGTTCCTGTTTGCTCATGTTTTTTCCTTGGTCAAGTTCAAGATGGCATACGTAGCAAAGAAAAGCGATTCTATAATCATGTGCTTTCAAACCCCTACCCTTGCCGTCTCGTAACTGATTGCTATGAGCCGCCACTACATCACCATTATTGTTACGTTGACAATTCATGCAAACAGGGCATTCACGAGCCATTGCAAGCAACTTAGGATTTCGATAGATTCCAGATGACACGGATGTTGTCCTGTAATGTTTGTGCGGCTTTCTGACCACGAACTTTAGTTACTGACTCAATATATAGCTGTCTATCATTTAGCTTAGTCAATTTTAAAACATGTCTAGCTTCACACCATGCTCGCCATTCCTCTGAGCTTGAATCAATTATCTCACCCAGAGGGGTTTTAATAGGGTTCAATTGCAAGTCGTATTGCAGTTTCCACCTGCGTAACAACAAGTCATGCAGTAGACTGTCTGACCCTTGACTGTGTAGCTGTGGCTAGTACAAGCAGCCCATACTGCGGTGGCTGATAAAGAAAGAAGGATTGCGGCTAATAGTTTCATTTGTTGTGTTCCTGAAAGGATAGTACTTCATTAACAAAGTCCGAGAATTCTTCCTTAGAAAGCTCGGTGGTGGTTGCGTCAGCCTCTACTAACTGACCGTTCGGTAGTTCAATCATGCGACCCGACAAATACCTTTGCTTGAAGTAGACGTGCCACACTTCAGGGGTAAATGCCTTGCCGTTTAAAAATGTACTTTCTGCTATCTCGTGAACAGCCGTCCAGTACAAGGCGTTTTGCTCGATAGTACGATTGGCTTGTTTTATCTCAACCACATAACCATCGGGTGCTTGTGTTACCATTTGAATGACACGAGACCTGTCTGCGGTGAGGGTAACTATTGCCTTTTTCATCTACGTTGCACTTTGTAGGTTGCCATAAAGAGTAACTTTTTGTTTTTTTCCTGAATGTATTTTTTGTAATTCAGCCTAAACATTCGTTTTTTTGTGGCGTTAAATTCATGGTCGTTGATGTCTTCTTTAAACATAGAGTCAACTAAGTTCTTTTGGAAGTAGTCAATATCAATGTTTAAAAAGTCTAGGTAAATTCCAACATCTTTGCCTAACAGAAACTCAAGCCCACTTTTTGCTAGTGGTGATAGCGTTTTTTGATTGCGACCAGGTTGCACTAAGGAATCTAAAATCGCTCTCGTAATGACTGCGCTAATCAATCCCTTGTAGCCATTAATGTCATCTTGCATGACTAGCACCTTTAGCTAGACCAAAAGGGTCATGTGCAGGTAGCAATTCCAAAAGATTACCTACAGTTACGTCTTCTGATTGATGCAAAAGGTGTTGATTCTCAGGTATGACATACATGAGTTTCATGGACTTACCATTGCTTTTTTTGCCTCTAACTATTTTATTTTGAGCGATAAGCTGATTCATAATGCAATGAGCTACACCACCCGACATCACAAAGGTAGCCATAATATCCCTAGAGGTTCTAGGCTTGTTGCAATAATCTATGATTGGCTGTCTGTCCTTAGCTTTTCTCACTTGCCACCTCCACTTCTATCAACTTTTCTATAAAATGTACGGCTTTTCTTAGGTCATCTACCCCACCTTTTTTACGCCACCGAGACAGGTACTTGACAGCGCAGCCATCAAGAAAGCCAAGTTCCCAGTCTGTGATGGCGTCCCAAGGTTGTATGTTGGTTTGGTAATGCGACCCACTTACCTGTTTGTTATTAGCTGTCATAACTCACCTCAAAATGGAACATCGTCTGAAAGGTCAGCCAATTCAACAGGCTTTGCTTGAGCTACTTGCTGTGGTGTGCGTTCAGATTGACCATTTAGTACCTGCAATTCATCGACAATTGCCACCATTTTGACGCCTTGACCATTTTTGCTTTCATACTTTTCTATATGAATGTCATTTAAATGAACGCTA